AATGATAGTGACTATGTGTATGTTAGTGAGTACTTTGAAACTAAAAAGCAAGCCTCTATATTTGGCGCTAAATGGGTAGAGGAAAATTTATAAAAAAACAAATAAACAAATAAACAATATTATGACGACATTTGAAAATTTAAAAGAATACAATACAAATAAATTTGTAGCAGAAAATCACGTTTTTATTGAAGGCGTTGGAACGTTTTATAAAACAAAAGAAATTGCAGAAAACGAATTTGATTCAACAAATTGCGTTGGGGTTTATTTAGAAATAAAAAACTTAAAAAATGTAAATGTTTACAGATATTTAAATCGAAACGTTTGGGATTGAAAAAACCAAAACAAAATTTAAAGCCTTCAGAAATGAGGGTTTTTTTTATGTCTTTTAATTTATTTAACTTTGCGTTATGGCTACAAAAACCAACATATTAAAAAAGAATTTATTGCAAGCGCTCGAAAAATCATTGGGCGTTGTTACAACGGCGTGCAAAATAGTTGATTGCAACCGGTCAACGTTTTATAAGTATTACAACAACGACAAAGAATTTCGCGCGTCTGTTGACGAATTACAAAACATGACTTTGGATTTCGTCGAATCACAATTGCATAAACAAATCAAAGACGGTAATACAACCGCGACAATATTTTATTTGAAAACTAAAGGCAAAAAACGCGGATTTGTTGAACGCCAGGAAATACAAATGGACGGCAGCATTGAATCAAAGGTCATCGAATGGACACCGGCAAAGGACAAATAAAAGAATTTTGCAACGTTCAATTTTATCAAACGTTAAATTCAAAGGCGCGTATTAAAGTGCATCAAGGCGGAACACGTTCCGGTAAAACTTATGCGATTTGCCAATACTTAATTTACAAGCTAACAACCACAAAAAAGCCGTTGACAATATCAATTGTGCGGAAAACATTACCGGCGTTAAAACGTTCGGTATTGCGTGATTTTGTTTCCATTGCTACAAAGTTGGGGATATATTATAAAGGCGAACACAACAAAGCGGAAAACGTTTTCAGATACAACGGTTCAATGGTTCAATTCATATCGACGGACGATCCACAAAAAATTCGTGGTGCGAAACATGATATTTGTTTTTTGAATGAATCCAATGAATTAAATTTTGAAGACTTTCGGCAATTAAATATGCGGACCGTTGGCGAAATGATTATCGATTTCAATCCGTCGGACCCGATACATTGGTTATACAATGAAGTTATCGAACGCAATGATTGCGATTTATTTATAACAACGTACAAAGACAATAAATTTTTGCCGTCGGAGTTAATCCTGGAAATCGAACGCATAAAGGAACGCGATCCGGACTATTGGCGCGTTTATGGCGAAGGTCAACGCGCGCAATTTTCAAACCGTCAAATCTTTACGAATTGGAAATATATTCCATTATCGGATTTTCCGGAGTTTGACGAAACGGTTATTGGCATTGACTTTGGATTTACAAATGACGAATTGGCGATTTTAGAAGTTGGAAAAATAAAAGATAAATTATACATTAATGAGTTAATGTATAAAAAAGGAATGACGAACCGCGACATTGCAAACTTTTTAAAATCCATAAATAAAAACGACGTGTTGGCCTATTGTGATAGTGCTGAACCAAAATCAATTGTTGAGTTGCGACAAATGGGCGTATTGGCAAAAGGTGCCGTAAAAGGCGCCGGATCCATTAACGCCGGAATAAGTTTAATAAAAGAACACGAAGTTTTTGTCAGTAACGAATCAACCAATTTAAAACGTGAACAACATTCGTATTATTGGCAACAATTAAAAGACGAAACGATTATCAATAAACCATGTGATGCCAACAACCATTTATGCGATGCATTGCGTTACGCCGTTTATTCAAAATATAAGAATCGAAACGAATTTTTTGTTGTATAAAAAACAATTTTATATTTTGTATTTTTACGGAAATTTTATACATCAATAAAATATGGCATCATTATTAGACCGATTCAAATCTATAATTTCAAAAAACGCACAACAAACCGCAACCGAATACAACCGCGCAATTTATAATTGGTTAGGCGAATCCATAGTTTGGAATCCGGAAAATGACGATTCGTATATTACCGAAGGTTACCGCAAAAATTCAACAATTTATTCGTTAATTAACTTAATAACAAAAGCGGCAACAACAATTCCGTTTCAAGTTTACGAAAAAACAAACGAAAACGATTACAAGCGTTATAAGGCAATGACGTCCGGAACGTTTGACGCTGCAACAATACATAAGGCGGCAATGTTACAAAAACGTTCGTTGGTTGAATTACACGATACAGATTTACACCAATTATTGGAACGTCCGAATCCGGCGCAATCTTATAATAGTTGGATTACAGAAATTATTGCATTCGGTAAATTAACCGGCAATAGATACATTTACGGAATAGGACCGGACACCGGCGCCAATGTTGGGAAATATACGGAATTATACATAATGCCGTCACAAATTATGGAAATTGTTTCCGGCGGAATAATGAAACCGGTTTCAAAATACAAAATAGAATATAACGGAACGTATGAAATTGACGCCAAGGAAATATGTCATATTAAAGATTTCAATCCTTATTATGACGGTACCGGATCACATTTATACGGACAAAGTCCATTGCGTGCCGGTTTACGTTCATTAACAACAAACAACGAAGCGGTTCAAACCGGCGTAAAATATTTACAGAATCAAACGGCGCGCGGTTTATTAATGAGTGACGAAGGCGATATAAATGAAGTCCAGGCGCAACAATTAAAAGATAAATTCAGAAAACAATTTCAAGGTTCGGACAATGCCGGCGACGTTATTATTACGCCGAAAAAATTATCATGGGTTAACTTTGGATTGAATGCGGCCGACGTTTCATTGATTGAACAATACAACGCATCGATTAAAGATTTATGTAATATCTACAACGTGCCGGTCCAATTATTAAACAATACCGATTCAGCGTCTTATAATAACATGAAGGAAGCTAAAAAGGCGTTATATCAAAACGCGGTTATTCCGGAATTGTTAAAAATAAAAGACGAATTAAATCGTTGGTTGGCGCCAAAATTTGGGGACAAACTTTGTATTGAATTTGATTTTTCAGTCATTCCGGAGTTACAAGAAGAAACCGACAAAGTTGTGGACCAATTGACAAAGGCGTGGTGGCTAACACCAAACGAAAAACGCGCCGCAATGAATTATGGCAAAGACGAACAAACCGAACAATTAGACGATTATTATATTCCGGCAAATCTTATTCCGGTACAATCAAACGAAATTGAAATGCCGGTTGAAAATATCGACGTTGACGTTAACAAGTTTTTAAACGCAAACATCGAAAAAAAAAATCCAATAACTAAAGCCGAAACATTTTCAGATTATCCACAAACCGCAACCAACAACGCTAAACGCATGATTGAATGGCGCGAAAAATACGGCGACGAAGTGCGCGCCGGAACCGCAACCGGTTGGCGACGTGCATCGATGTTAGCAAACCGCGAACCATTAACGATTGAAATGTTAAACCGCATCAAATCATTTTTTGCAAGACACGAAGGCAACCAAACAATCGCGGACCAATACAAGGACACACCATGGCGCGACAATGGTTTTGTTTCCTGGAATTTATGGGGCGGAACCGCAATGCGTGATTGGACAAATAAAAAGTTAAACGAAATAAACGATTAGTTTGGCAATAGACAAAGACAAATGGCAATCCGCATTCGAACGGCAATTGGACATTGGCGAAAAAAAACAAATCGCGATTGTTAAGCGTTACTACAAACGCGAATATAACAAAGGCATCGAATCGTTTATTGCAGACGGACAAACTAATTTCCAATTGTTATTTGACAATAAAGATTTATTAAAAATATATCGTGATTTGTATATTGATATAGGAATGAGATTCGCGAATTGGTACGTTAATAATTTTCAAAAGTTTATCACAAAAAAAGTTGATACATCAAATTACAATGAGATTTGGCAAAATGCGTTCGGTTCCTTTGGTTCGGCAATTGGCGGAACGCGCGTCACATTAGTTAGCGGAACGGCAAAAGAAACATTAATCAAAATAACAGAACGTTTAATGCGTGATCCGGAATTTATGACATTGGGCGCCGTTGAACGTGGCCGAATATTAAGAAACCAATTTAATAGATATTCACAATATCAAGCCGAACGATTGGTCCGAACCGAAGCGACGGCGGCGGCTAACTTTGCACAAACACAAGCGGCACAAACAATTTTTTCGCCGGACCAAATGCAAAAAGAATGGATTGCAAGTTTTGATGACAGAACGCGCGACACACATTCAGAAGCGGACGGCCAAATTGTAATGGCTAACAATCCATTTTTAGTTGGCGGCCAAGAAATGATGTTTCCAGGCGATCCGGCCGGCGGTGCGGCGGAAGTTATAAATTGCCGTTGTTCGGTTGCATATTTTCCAATTGAAGGCGCGCAAACCGTTGGCGATATTTCAACGATTGGATTGGGCGTTTCCGGTGGTGGATTTAATAATTTTTAAAAATCGTATATTTACAAAAATTTTTCAATATGAATACAATTCTTTACAAAGCGGCGCCGGTTGGCGAATTAATAGATGCCGACGAAAAAGCCGGAATCATTAAAGGGTACGGAAGTTATTTCGGAAATAAAGATTCCGACAATGACGTAATAATGAAAGGCGCTTATAAAAAGACAATCGAAGAAAATGGCGCGCGCGTTAAATATTTATATCAACATGATATGAATCAACCAATCGGAAAAATGACCGAATTGTACGAAGACGAAAAAGGATTGGTATTCGTTGCAGAAATTGCAAAAACGCAATTAGGAAATGACGTTGTTGAATTAATGAAATCCGGAGTAATTACCGAAAATTCAGTCGGAATCATGCCATTACAAAAAAATAATAAAGACGGTTACCGCGAAATAACGGAAGTTAAACTTTACGAGATTAGCGCCGTTACATTAGCGGCCAACGATCAAGCCAAAATATTAGACGTCAAAGGAAATATTGACGTTGATAAATTATCAAAGCGATACGACAATCTAACAAAATTAATTCGCAAAGGCGAAATATCGGATCAAATGGGATTTGCCATTGAAGCCGAAATATTAAAACTAAAATCATTATTTATTGAGTTCACAAAGCCGGTTGATGAAATCACTTTGCCGAATGTTGAAGTAAAAAACAATGATTCAGAAGTGTTCAATTATTTAATAAATTCCTTAAAAAAATAAAAATGGAAGAAAATTTAAAAAACCAATTGGATCAATTCAATAATGCTATTGATTCAAAAATCGAAAAGTCTAACAACGAAGTTGTTGAAAACGTTGTTGTAAAGGCGAACGAAATCGTTAAATCTGAAATTTCAGAAATGGCGACAAAATTAAACGAAAGATTAGATGCAATTGAAGTGGCTAACAAAAAAGCGTTTAGCACAAAAAAAAGAATGACATTCAAAGGCGCATTAAACGAAGCGTTTGAAGGTGGAGCAATCGAAAATCTTGCAAAAGGAAATTCAAGAAGTGCATCATTCGAAATTAAAGCGGACATGACAGTTGCTGCGGATTTTACCGGCGAAGTTATTCCGGCGGACCGCGTTCCAGGATACAAATTTGATCCAACAAGACCGGTTCACGTTAGACAATTATTGGCGCAAGGTTCAACGCAATCAGATGTTGTTCGTTTCGTAAAAGAAAGCGGATATTCAAACGGCGCGGCTGCAACGGCTCAAGGTGCGACATTAGGTCAATCGGATTTCGATATGACGGCAGCAGATGCAAACGTTCGTAAAATCGGAACGTATTTCAGAATCAGCGAGGAAATGTTGGCAGATACACCACAATTAACAAGTTATTTATCAGCGCGTGCGCCGGAAAAACTTTTGGAAATTGAGGATACGCAAATATTAAGTGGCGACGGAACCGGAGCAAATTTAAGCGGTATTATTACAGATGCAACGGCATTCGCTGCGGGCGATTTAGCCGATTCAGTTGATAACGCAAACGATTTTGACGTGATAGTTGCAGCATTAAACCAATTAGCAAATGCTAATTACAATGCAGATTGTATCATGTTAAATCCTTCAGATTTCCATAAAATCCTATTATTAAAAGATTCGCAAAATAACTATCTTAAAGATCAAGTTTATAACGGTTTACAACCGGTATTTATGGGCGTTAAAGTTGTATTAAATACTGCAATACCGGCCGGCGATTTCTTAATTGGAAACTTTGGCGTTGGGACGCAATTATGGGTTCGTGACGGATTAAACGTTGAGTTTTTCCGCGAAGACGGAACAAACGTTCGCGACGGATTCGTAACGGTAAGAGTGAGCGAGAGAGTAGCTTTAACAAACTATTTGCCAAATGCGTTTGTTAGTGGCGATTTCGCAACTGCAAAAGCAGCATTAGAAACACCATAATAACATTTAATTGTTATAAATTAGGGCCTGGAATTAATTTCCGGGCCTTTTTTTATTTCCTTATTTTATAGGGGTTACAAAAGAAAATGAAAAAAAACTTTAAAAAAAAACTGAAAATATTTTTTTAATTCAATAATCGGTTGTAGATTTGTATCAAACAAAAACAAATAAATATTAAAATTATGGAAACTTTAAATTTAGAAACTACACAAAAAGAAATCAGAACATTCAAAAAGAACGTATTATCAAACCTTGAAAGATCATTAATCGGCGATTTAAAAACAATTATTGACGTTGTGAGATATAACGACACAAATCATTCATTAATCAACGCGTCAAATGTATCAACAAATTTTAACAGATTGGAAAACTACATTTGCGGAATTTATGACGGATTTTTGTACAACAAAGGATTCAATCAAGAAATCGAAACAATCAAAGATTTTTTCAGAAACAATGAAATGGACGAAAAAGTCATGTTATACAGAGTATTTTCAAGCGTTGAAAATCTTGTTAAAACAATAAATAATCGATTGGACGAAATGCCACGTTTTGAAATTTCAGAAAACGAAGCGCATTTACAAAATTTTTAAAAAAACATTAACCGGCGCGTTTCGGCGCGCCATATTTTTAAAACAATGAAAACAATTAAAACAATTATCAAACATTACAAACAAGAAATGAATTTAACGCCTTTTAAGACGGTTAAATTAGAAACCGGCATAATATGCCAACATTATAGAAACGGAACAATTAAAGTGCTTTAAAATGGACAGACTAGACAAATTGATTGATTTATTTGAATTATCGGAAAATGTTTATATTTTAAACGAATTAAAGTTGTTAAAAACCGAAATCAATACTTTGGTTGTAGATACACAAATTGAAACGTTGAAAAATTTAAAAAAGGAATTAATCTCAAAAATTTAAAAATTATGTACGGAATAAATTATCCAGGCGACGAACCGGAATTTGAATGCGCCGTTTGTGGTGTTGCAATGTTTGAAGATGCCGGCGTTTGTTCAAACGTTTGTTTTGAAGCGGACCAATTATAAAGACATGAAGAAAATTTATATAAAATACATTTTAACGATATTGTTTATTTTTTTTGCAATTAGAATATTGTTATTATTTAACGATTTGACAACCGCGTTATTTTTGGGAACATTAGCCATTTGCGTTGCATTGTCGGACGACAATTAAATTTCATAATTTAATTTTTATTTATTTTGTTTGAAAGTCGATCATTAAGTTGGTCGGCTTTTTTTTTGTAATTTTATAAAATGAATCCAAACGTTTTTGGTTGCTATTCAGAATATTTATTCGCCGTTAAGGCAATGGAAAATAATTTGTTGGTTTCGTTTCCTTTATTGAATACGTCCGTTTATGATTGCATTGTTGATTCGCCTAATGGTTTGCTAAAAGTTCAAATTAAAGGTATTAACGAAAAAAACAGAAAGCGAAATCGAATTTTATTAAAAGATACTAGCGGAAAATATTATAATAAAAACGACGTTGATTTTTTCGCCATATATTCAAAAGAACGAAACGGTTTTTTTATAATTAAGAATGACGGAAAAATAAAATCATTTACATTAGGATTAAAAAAATATTCAAAATTTTTTAATAACTTTGC